AATCCATAAAAATGTCAGACGAATTGCGGATACCACAATGCGTATCGTTCAGTATGGCGAGTTTCATAATATACCTATTTCACTAATATACTTCACACATCATATCAAAATACAATGCTGTTGTCAAGTATTACTTCATCTCAAAAAGTCGGTAAGATCCGAATCAACATTTACTGCCCTGCGCTTCCTTTGCTTTTTCTCTTCCTTCATGTATTCTTTGAAGTGAGAGTCTGCACCATTCTTCTGGTCAATACGCAGTCGCAATTGCTCAACAAATGGTTGTGAGTTATTGTAGTCACCATAACCACCTTCGGTATTTTCTTCCATAAACTCAGACATATCTGCTTCTGCGATATACTTCATCTTAATGTCTTGTTGCTTCTTCTCCTTCTGAATACGACGAAGGAAAGCATACCAAGATATCTGAGTGAAATACGCAAACGCATTAGGATTACCCGATCGAGTGGCTGCTTCAATATCATAGTTCTCAATCGCTTTGAGACAGTTCTCTACCGCATCCATCACCATCTCTTCACGATAGGTATAACGGACAAAGTTAGATTTATGAGAAAGACCCTCTGCAATCTTGAGAAAGCAAGACGCAACATAATCTGTTACCACCGGAAGTGCTTCATCAGAGTCTCTCGCTTCTTGTAGCGTCTTACAGTAGTTCACTACCGCTTGAGAGAACTGCTTGTTATTAACGTAATGTGGTTTTTCTTTGGGTTTCATGTTAAACTCTCAGTTTTGATATATCAATTATACTAAACTACACGGTCTATGTCAAGTATCGCTACACACTCGATTGCGAAGTTCTGACGAAGAAAACCTATGTGCTCTCTCATTGAAGTATAGATCAATGTCTCTCTTACGACAAATGTCGCGACCCGTGAAGTCCTTATCTCGGTACTCTTCTCCAAGAATGCGCACATGGATATTGTACATTGCGAGAATGTCCTCTAAATCTTCTTCCGTAGAATATGGGATAATTTCATCGACATACCCTATGGCCTTCAACTGAGTGTACCTCTCCACAATGGTCTGTATTGGTTTGTTCTTGGCATTTGGTCTATCTAAGGTAGGATCGACTTGAAGACCGCATATGAGGTAATCACACTGCTCTTTGGCGGTGCGCAACATCTGCACATGACCCGAGTGCAACAAATCAAATGCTGAACAGGTAAAACCAACTTTCATAAAAAATCTCTTGACAAACTAAAACTCTCATGATATAATCTGATCTAAGGTCAGGCGCCAATAATATAAGAATTAATGTACAGTGGGAAACTTGATAATATTGCTCTCATCACTATCATTAGACTTGGTTAGTTGTTCATATTCTTCTAGAAACCCATCATCATTTGCCCCAACAGAGTGCTCGTCCAACATATAAGAAATAGCACCGTTGTACTGATGGAGTAATTCGTCACTTGGTTTCGCTACAGCAACAATCTTATCAACCTTAATTAAAGTAAATTTTTCAGGGTCATCTTGGTAACACATGAAATAACGAAATGACCAAGCACGGTGACCTTCATCTGTTAGATTGAAGTTGATGCTTAACGCGTTTCTAACAATCAAATCAGTTGAATCTTCCTCGATTATATCACACAACACTTCATCGCCAGTTACAAGTCGCAACTGTTTTATATTGGGGTTGTCATACATCTTCACTATGTTGGGTACCTTTTAGGTTGATAGGATATACTTTGTATTTAAAACCTTCACGAGTATATATCTTAATCCTTTCTCCGGAATGAGTGAGAGTAAAGTTGCGGTGACCTTTCACAGAAAGATCATCAGCAATATCAAATAACTGAGTAGTCTTCCCGTTATCACTTTTTCTAAGGCCTCGACCAATTGACTGCAGCACCTTGACTTGAGATTTAGATGGTGTAGCAAAAACAATATTGTGCAAATTACGAATATTGATACCAGTACTAAAGGTGCCGAGCGATGCAACAATAATTGCATCGTTTTCTTTCTCTACTATTCCGCGTATCTTCTCGCGATCAGTTGCGTCTACCTCACCAGACACATAGAACACCTTTCGACTTTCGGGTGCCATGTTCCTGATGATCTCGTATAGCACTTTACCGTGCTTCTCTACAAACTGGAACATAACAAGAGTGTTACCTTCCTGATCGAGTGCTAACTTTGAAACAAATGTATTCCTTCGTTTGTTGGTTACTATGTAGTCGATCTCTTGCTGATACGTCCACTCTTCCAACTTTGCTTTATTACACACGTCTGAGTGATACTTCAAGAGCAGAACAGATATATCAAGATCTGCTAGTTGTTTGTTTTTCTGTAGTTCCACGGTGCTAGTCACCGTAAACACAGGCCCAAACAAACCCTCAAGTACTAGTTTGTTAGTCTCGGTACCATCCAATGTACCCGTAAGTCCAAACCGATATTCAGCGTTAATACACTTGTCCATCATGGTAGACAGGGATTTTGCTTTAAATAAATGAACTTCATCACCAAATATACATTGGAACTGCTCGAACCACTCCGAACCAAACTTGTAGATGGACTGCCAAGTAGATATAATCACTCGCTTATCTGTGACCTTCTCTTTACCCGAGTAGATCCTATGTACCTTACTCTCTACGTCATATCCATAGTCGTCGAAGTCCTTGTACATCTGCTCAACCAGACTCGTTGTGGGAACAACAACCAAGATCTTACCCTCGGTCTGTTCAAGCGTCCACCGCATAAGGTCGTATATTATAAATGACTTACCAGATCCCGTGGGAGAGAGAAGAAGACAGCGTTTATTTTCTATGCCATGCGAGATAGCATCATACTGGTAGTCCCGAGGTTCGAATGGTGCACCAAGTCCCCCCAGAAATTTAACCAACTCGGGGTGATTGATTTTGTTTGTAGCATTAGGTATACCATACTCTTCATGCTCGATAATCTGCAGTGGATAAAACCTATCTCCGCAAAACTTACGCAAGTGATGGTACAGACCAACATTCATTTGTTTGGTCACCATATTGTATAACTTTATCTTACCATCCCAAACCTTACGCTTAAATGCTGGCATGTACCGATGGCCAGGAACGAAGAACGAGAAGTAGTCTCTCAGTTCTTGTTCTTGCGCGGGGTTAGATTCAATCGCCATGTACGAATGACTAAGCATTCGCACACGTATAGTGTTATCCATTAAGCACCTGATTCGAATTTACGATACTCTAAAATATTTTTGATGGTTTGGTGTCGCCACTTTAGGTTATCTATAATTTCCGTAAGTGTCTCTATGATGGTCTTCAGATATGCAATCTTTTCTTCTGACTTTTGGATCTCTGGATCAGAGTCATAGTAGTAATTCATGTCACCCTTCATAACCTTCAATCCATCGAACGGATCAAAGTTCCACCCTTTAGAGCGAAGAGTTTGTTCATCCATCTTACCGTTGTAGTATAACCACTTATCTTTTAATAGATTGTGTTGCGCATGTTCTGCGCGTTTGAGATTTAGTTTGGTTAACGACAAGTACTGCAAGTACTTTGCATGTAGTTTAGGGGTATTGCGTTGAGTTTCATCTAGTTGATGCTGAGGGATTTGGCAATCGTCTTTCCATTCATTAAGTATTGATTCAAGGTCTAATAACATAGTATCTCCGTCAAGGTGTCATAATTTGTTTAACACAGTCTTCCCAATAGTCATAGTTGAAACCCATTGTAAAACTAAGGGTAATTCTTTTACAGTTGGTTTTAGCACAGTGCCAAATTATTTTATCCGGTTCATCTAAAGAACCAAAGTATCCGGCCTTGCATGTCCAACCTTTTTTATCATGCATCCTGATGACATCATCAGTCTTAGGATCTATATATTCAAAGTAACCATCACCTGTCTCTGACCAAGTGAAAATCAAATTATATGCGGATGCATTTGCGTTATTGTGCCATGAGATAAAGCCACCGGCCGGATAAAACTGACTAAGGGCGCTGCACTGCAAACCAAGTTCAAGTCTCATTCGCATATCTAGAGCAAAAAAATCTAACTCATAATCTATTTTTTGATCGCCGGAATAGTGATGGGGTTTCAATCCATATGAGTGCGCGGACTCTGGACTACCATCATGATCGTCTCTGATAGATTCTAGATAGTCCTTACTAGTATACCACCCATCTACGTCAATGTCACCCATTTTTTCATTTGTTTTGGTGACATCGTACTTGACATTATATGTGGACAGACAATCGTGCAATATATTCTGCACGTTTCTGTTCTCAATTGGAACTGATTGCATTACGATATCTCGAAGTGACTAAACCTAAATGATGCTGAGTATGTTGGGTATGTTAAATCACCTGTGTTAGATGCAAGTTGTATGCTACCTAAATTTGTTGGTACACAATCATAATACTTAATCTGAACATTCTTGTTGTTATGAGAAGACAGGATTAGTATCGCGATGTCTGCATATGTTGATGTGCGACCATCGCCAGGCAGTGCGTTTACTTGACCATCATTGACAATACGCTCTAACCACGCCTGCATTTCCTTGTAGGACTCCATATCCTCATCCAACAACACATCTATGCTCATCTCACCGTAGTTGATCTTGTCACCCGCTAAAGGAACAGACGTTACGCGCTTCACCGGAAGTTCTGTAGGGTTGACAGACGCGCCTGGATGTGTTATTGCTTGTGCAAAGTATTCTAGGTTGCTATAGTTATCACGATTAATGATTATCTTGAACCCTGTAGGTTGCAAGTAATTCTTGTTCGATGTTAAAGTACTCATGCTGATCTCCAAAAGTTCTGCATATATTTATACGGAAGATAAATTGCTATCTGCAGAATTCCACATCATCCTCATAAACATAGTTAACATCTAGGTCTCGCTGTTGGTCTAACTCGTATGCGAGTGCTCTTCCTGCCAACACCTCGTTTATCCAAGTGACGGCATCTGAGTTCTCATCACCTAGTGGCAATCCATCATACTTGAACTTTGCGTTTGAAAAGAAAGGTACTCGATCTCGTGTGTAAGACATGATAGTGCCCTTCCTGCATGATTCGAAATTACCAGCATTGCCTTCTATGCAATAACCTTTATTGGCATCCTCGGCAGTTTCAAAGTCATGCTCCAAACCAAAGTTGTGTCCAAGTTCGTGCGCAAGTGTTTCTGGGCCACAACGAGTCATTGACTTGATAGAACCACCATAGTAGTTGTATCTTCCCATGTTTGCAATACCACAAAGGCTATCACCGTATTTGTCAGTCATCAATCCAACCGTCATATCAGCGCCGCTGTCGGGATAACCATAAGTGGGTGCCCTTGGAGTCATGTCATAAAATGCTGACCTAACACTGTTCGGCATGTCTGGATCAATCTCAATAGACTCAATGATAAATCTTACCGGAACACCACTGTTACGAAAGATTTGTTCTGCTTCCCGCACCCAATTAATCGCCTTTCTCCACGGTTCATTTTCATCAAATTCTGGATGTAATACAAGTGCAATGCTGAGAGGTACTTCGCCTGCAATAGAGTAAGTACCATTTTCATTTTCTCTTACATCGGTGTTGGTGCTAGGGTTGCTCCAGAACAGATCACCTTTCATAGTACGCAAAGTATACCAATGACCCTTACCCCCTATTTCGCCAGGCGGTGCATCCAAAGGAATCATTCCTGCTTCATCAGCAAACACCATACCCATAAAACCTAAAAGTGAACATACTGCCGCAAACCTTAATAAATTAAGCATCTTCTATAATTCCCTGTTAAAATTGTATTTATTATAAATAGATGTGTATCGCGGGATTGCCGTCCCCATACACACTAACACTATACAGGAGTGCCAGCATGACTATTTATACACATAAACATCACATCATTCCACGCCATATGGGTGGATCAGATGACCCTTCAAATCTAGTAGAACTATCAATAGAAGACCACGCACAGGCGCACCTCGACCTATACGAGAAGTACGGGTACGAACAAGACCTTGTTGCGCACCGTATGTTACTAGGTCAAATAGATAGAGCAGAAGCAATCAAAGTCCTACAGAAAGCACCTAAGTCAGAACGTTGGAAACAAACTATGTCCAAACGTATGACTGGCGAAGACAATCCGCAGTACGGTAAACCTACCTCTGACAAACAGAAAGAGGCCGTAGGTAAATCTGCAAAGGAAAGATTCACTGGTGTACCTAAGAACTACAAGGTCATCAATCCTGTAATGTACGGTAAAGACAATCCTCGGTCACGTGTAGTGATTGCGGATGGTGTGCAATACGAAACTTTACGTTCTGCGTGTGATGCACACGGACTCAAGAATCATAACGCAGGTGCATATAGAATCAAGTCGGATAAGTGGGATTGGAGATATGAAGACTAACCAAGAATATAAAGATGAAGCATATGAACACGCAAGACTTCTTATCGAGCGTGAGTATGTCACGGATGTTGATCTAGAAACCCTCGCAAAGAAAATCTACAGACAAAAAAAGGGGGACTCGAAAGTCCCCCCAAAATGATCACTAAAGTGATTCTTTTTATATTACTACCTTTTCAGGTAATATCCCTTATGCAAGGATATTGTCAACCCTGAAGATTCTGTAATATTGATTGCTCTTAGCAGCAGCAAGACCGTCAGCAGGAGTTGCACCCACAAATGGGTTAGACGCCATACCGTAGCGAGTCTTGAATCCAATTTTTGGTTGGAAAGTATCTTCACCAACTGCTTTAACCATCTGTAGAGGTACGTATGGGCAGTAGAATACACCTGCGTCATATGCGTTAGTACCTTTGTAACCTACAGTGATGTAGTCAGCAGATGCATAAGGATCGATGTATACTTTAACACGACCGTTCAAAGTACCAGCAAATGTGTTACCAGTGTCATCTACTTGCAAGTTAGTGCTCATTGCAGGTGAGTAGTCAAGCATACCAGATGCAGCAAGTGCAGTAGCAACGTCAGAAGAACAGATAACTACGTTACCCTTACCACGACGAGTTTCTTTTGCAATTACGTTACACTCACGGTCAATCTGTACAACAAGACCCTTGAACTTCTCTGCAGACCAACGGCCGTCAGCATCAGTAGTCAAGTTGAAGATACCTTGAATAGCAACGTTAGACTGAAGACAACCAGTCTTTGCTTGCGAGTTGATAGTACGGATAACTTCACGGTTGATTTCCGCAAGGATTTCAGTACTCAAGATGTTCGCAAGTTCAGTCTCAGCGTCAAGACCGTGGATTGCTTTCAGGTCTTGAGCAAGTTCAAGCGAGTATTCCGCTTTCAATGCACGAGACTTCGCAGTCACAGTTGCTTTCTCGATGGTGAAACCCATTTCTGCGAAAGGAGCACCAACACCGTCACCCAATGCTTCAGCAGTGGCAGTAGTCATGCCAGCAGCAGCAAGTGCAGTCAAACGTGAATCGTCTACTGAACTGTCAACAGTGCGAACACCAGTTACAGAGTCATCGCTGATTCCGTTGAAACCAGAAGCGTTATCTGAGTCGTGAGTACCAGTACGGTCACCAGAGAACTGAGTCTCTGCTTCGTTGAACAATGCTTCGCGACTAGAAGTCGAACCTGCACCGTAACGCGCCTTCATCGCGAAGATGAGACCAGTAGGGCCAGACATTGGTTGAACACCACATACGTCATATGCCATCAAGTTAGGCATTGCACGACGAACGAGTGAGATGAGTACTGGATCCCAGTTACCCACTGAACCAGTGTTGTTACCAGGCGCTGCCTCGTTAAGAGAACCGAAACCTGCGTGTTGTGCGCGTTCTTCCATCATTGCCTTCTCTTGGTTCTCCAAGATAGCGGCAGTAACAGCACGGCGCTGATGATCTTTGATTTCACCCGCAGAACTTTCGTTCAATACGGGAGACCATTTTTCGATAAGATTATCGTAAGAGTTCATATTAGTCTTCCTTAAAAATTAGTTACGTGAAGTTTTGCGAATTGCGCTAAGATAAGAATCCATTGCAGAAGAAGTTTCTACCACTGCTTCTGGTTCTTCATCTATGATTTCAACATTTTCGCTGATTTGTTGTGAGAAATAAGACTCTTTGATAGTCGCAACTTTAGACGCGAAAGATTCAGCACTTTCGAAATCTACGTTCTCAACAAGACCCTTGAGTTTCTCAGTTTGGGTGTCTGCCAGACCACGTGCCGCTTCAGCAATGATAGCATCACGCTGTAGCAATTCGATTTGCTCTGACAACTTAATTGATTCACCAGTCTGTGCGTTGAGAGACTCTTCGAGTTCTTCAACCTGACTAGCAAGTTCGTCAACTAGATCTACCTTAGACTCTGGTACATCGATGTAAGACTCGACAAACAAGTCCTTCATCTTGTCCATGAAGGTTTCCGCGATTTCAGTACGGAGACCGTTCTGAATTTGTACACGGTTTTCTTCCATCCAAGATTCAACTACGTAGTTTAGGTATGAATCGATTTTCTCTACAAGTTCTGACTTGATAGAAGTTACTTCTTCTGTCAACTCTTCTTTGTATTGCTCTTCCAAGCGAGAAACTTCTTCAGACAGTTTTGATTTGACAGCGGCCTCGAAGATAATAGCAGTTTTCTCTTTGAACTCTTCGCTCAGAGTTGCCTCTGATTCTACAAGTGCATCAAGTTCTGCAGTAGTATCGATACCTTCAACAACAACTTCGTCAGCAACCTCAACGTCTTCACCCATCATCTTGCCATATGCCGCTTGAAGTTCCACCTTTTTCATGGCGTTCATCTTCTGGTACATAGCATTGACCATGCCTGCTTTCGTCTTTGGTGCTGCCGCTGGTTTAGTTGCATCGGCGGCCTTGTCAACAGAAGCAATAGACTCAGGTTCCGTTACTGGCGCTTCATCTTTCTTTGCTTCTTCGAGAGTTTCCTCCACGATTTCGTTAATATCATCGTGAAGTTCAACTTCGACTTGGTTTTCATCAGTCATAAGATGACTCCTTACATATTAGATTTGATTAACGAGAGGAAATTTTTGAACTCCCGAATCTGCACTTCAGGACGATGTGCTTTCGGTGCTTTCTTGATTTCTGTCTCAATCTGCTCAATGACTTGAGGTTCCAAAACTCCGTTATTCCAAACCCAATCTACACCTTCCATAATTCCATTAACGAAAGCATCTGGTGCCGATGGGTCTTGTACAATGTCCACAGTCGCAAGGATAAAATCGTCCTTCACGTATGCTACACCGTTTCGGTTCTCAAGACTTCCCATACCACGAGTTGACACGCCTAGTTGAACACCACCCTCAAGAAGACCTTGTACAATCTTACCCATTGGAGTATCCAATATTTGTGCCTTTCCTACTACATTATTTCCCTCAAACTTGAGGTCAGTAATGAGGTGAGAAACTTTATCTAGGTTAACAGTAGGGCCTTCGGGGTGATTCAATTCACCAACCGCCCGCTTCTTGCTAACCTGTTCATCAACGTACTTGTTTACCGCAGACTCCATAATTGCCTTGGGGTAAACACGTCCGTTACGATTCTTTTGATCTGCTTGAGCAAATACGCCTTCGATGACGTACTTCTTCTCGCCATTCTCTTTTTTCTCTACGATGCACTGCACATCGTTTTCGTTGTATTCGCTAATCAGTTTCATTAACTTAATTCCTTTATTACAGTTGCAGCAGTTTTCTCTGCTTCCGACTGTGATTTGAAGGTGTCTAAGAAGTCACCATCAATGTAAACATGAAAACCTTTTGCATCCTTTTCAACACGCACTGGAACACGATCAATTTTCTTATTGATAACTACCTTACCCTTAGTTTTGGGTTTGATCGCTTCTCGTATTTGTTGAAATGTTTTCATTCTAAGTTTCCGGTTTACCTTTATTTATATAAAAAGAATTTTTAAGATTACATTTTTTTGACTAATTAGTCATCATCATCGACGATCTCGTCTTCAACAACATCGTCTTCAACAACAACATCATCTTCTTCGACAACAACATCTTCCTCTTCTTCAATATCAAGATCGTCGTCATTAACGTTGTTGTATATCTGATTAGCAACTGCAATCTTCTCTTGTTCAAGAGCGTCATTCATACGGTCACCGATGATATCATCAAAGTGACTTTTTGCTTGATTGAAATTCTTTGCCGCGATTGCGTCAATCAGTTCTTCGATGTTATTTGTATCTTCACTCATATTAAACTCCTAAGTCATCCTCTTCGTCTCCGCCGTTAGCATTCTCGGCCTCAACTTCATCTTTCATTTGTTCGATATCTTCTTCAGACATCATCATTACGTTTTTCATTACCCACTCACGTGAGAAGTATTCACCAACATATTGCGAGATCTGATCAAGAGTACCCAATCTTTCTCTCAGTAATTCAGCGTTCTTTAATTCGGTGAAATGATTATCACGAATAAAGTCAACCTGAATATCGTTCTTCCAAGACATCCAGTCTTGTTCCGTAGCGATACCCTTCAGAATCAATTGCTTCTTTAGAATACCTAAAAATAGATTAGCAAAACGTTTGCGAAGTCTATCAATGAACTTCTGGAACTTAACTTCATCTCTTGAAATTTCGGTCGAGCGACCAAGTGAGAACTGTGCTTCTTGCTCTAAGCGATTGATTGGCACGTTCAGTGAACGATACAGTCGCTTTTGGAAATAGACAATATCGTCTATCTGTCCAAGGTTCTCACCGCCTGGCAGTGTTGAAATCTCAGTACCTCTACCACCCTCTCTACGAGGTAACCAGAAGTCCTCTAACATTGACATGTGCTTGCGGTCATCTTTCAGATTGCCCGTGTTTGCATCGTATACCAACTTGTTACGATAACGAGACATGATGTCCTTCATGTGTTGCTCTGCCTTATTGTTAGGCAGGTTACCCACATCAATGTAAAAAATTCTACGTTCTGGTGCACGTGCAAGACGGTAAATCACCAGAGAGTCTTCCATCATACGCAACTGGTTGATGGGTTTAATTGCTTTATGTAGGTAAGAGAGGATTCTCTTCCTACTAGGATCTGTTAGACCCGAAGTAACATACGAAACGGCATCGGGCGTTAGTTTGACAGCATTAGTAGTCTGATTCTTCTCTTGGAAGACATAAAACTCATCAGTCTTGTCAACAATCTTTGCGCCGGTCTTACTATCCTTTTTGTATTTTACCTCTTTTACTTTGCGGATCTTGGTAGCGTCAATAGGACGAATTTCTTGGATACCCGCTTTGAGGTTTGATTCATTAACTACAAGATGGTGTACCAAACGACCATCTACATACCACGAACGAAATGTGTCATGCGATAGTTCGTTAAAGTTCAACATAGAAGTGATATTATCGAACTCTTCTTGTATCAATTTTTTAATCTTATCTGAGGTATCAATGCCATCGAGGTTTAATTCGACAGGATTCTCCATCTCAGAAGCAGAGATAGACTCATTTACAATATCTTCGATAGCAGCATCAACTTCTGGATGTGTTGCGATACCACGATACTTCATGATTAGTTCTGCGTTATCTTTCGCATTGTCACCATTGATGTCAATGTATTGGCCATAATGTGAACCACTAGCAGTAACATAACCCGCGCCATCGTCATCCACCTTGGGTACGATAGAAGGTAACTTATCATTCTCTTTGTTTGGATCGTTGGAACCACTCTTAGAGCGAACCAATTCGAATCCAAAAAGTTTCATAATACTGTTGTTGTTGTCTGCCATGCAATGCTCCGATAAAAAAATACGGGGGGAGATGACCCCCCACCCGCATTTATTTAGTTACAACTTAACTAGTTGTATCTGATTCCCAGTACTGAACTTGGAACGTTACTGTGAACTCTTCTACAGTATCTACCGTGTCATAACTCACTGCTATCTCAGAGATATTAGTGGGGAAACAAGAACGGAAGTTATAGGTCTTTAGTACAGTACCGTCACGGTCAAGTTGGTCAACTGACAGATCGGATTGATACAATGCAGGATCGTTCAGACCAGTATTCTCTTGGTGAGAGTTAATACCGTTCATCCAACGCTCCATAGCATTGCGTACTTCAAAACCAGTGTCGTTGATTATTGTGACAGTCCATTCAGCAAAGGTACGATCTCCTGCAATCTTCAACTGCCGACCACGGAAAGGTACCGTGATCTGCGAAATTTCAGATACAGGAAGAGCGGCTGCTTTGATCATGAACGATGTCAGTTCAGCGTCACCTAATGCATATGCAGGAAAGTTTACGTTACACTTGAAGAGGTTGGGACGTGCACCACCACCCTTCAGTTTTGATTTGAAATCATCTACGCCTAAAAGTGCCATGATTCATACTCTCCTTATGCGCCTACGCTACCAACAACTTCTTCAAAGTCCACACCAGTTCTAACTGCAACGAAGTTCAATTGAACGAAGTTGATAGAACGTGCGGGTTTGATGAAGATATTCGCAACGAATTGGTTGTTGTCAATCACCTCTTGGTTATTGTTTGTTTCGTCACAAACAACACGGAAGTCGGTGATACCTCTTCGACCCTTCACTCGACGCAAGAATGGTTCTACGATGTTTACGAATTCTGCGCGAGTAAACTCATCGTTGAATTCAAACATTACGTTCTTAGCGGCCTCGCTGATTGATTTCTCAATAGCAATGAACAAACGACGAACGTTGATTCGGTCGAATGCTGAAGGTCGGTTTTCCAACGTCTTATCACCGAACAGAACCAGACCAGTGCCTGGAATGTTAGCGATAGGGTTAACGCCTGCTTTATACAGTGAGTCGCGTTGGGTTTGATTGGGGTTAGCAAGAATATCGGTAACACCACGATACTGACCACGGCGTTGACCCGCAGGAGAGTACCAAGGATCTGCAGTGACATCAGTAGCGGCCATAAGACCAGCAGTAGAT